CAGTTCTTTATTTCGTTTCCTACCAGGATCTTACCATTCTGTGTTAACATAGTTGGTACTCTGTTGATCTTATTTTTGTAACTGGGAGGTATACCCTGTGTATTTACATTGTGATATCTCACAAGTTGCTTCAATTGATGGTGTTGATTTATATACTCAACGACATCCATAGAATGTTTACACCTTGGGCTATATATCAGCAGTGACATCTACTATGTACATCGTAATTTCTCTAAAAAAAATTAACGCGTAATAGTAAATATGAACTACTTCTTAGCGTTCACCCTCATAGTGGTAGTAATTTTTCTGACTACCAACATGGAATCTTTCACAGACACGTTCGGTCTCTCAGGCTACACAAAACCAGTTCCTCCTGTAAAACTGAATGACCCCAGACCAAACCTTGAAGGTTTTGAACAATTTGAAATAAGTGTCGATAACGACATGATGGAGCAGTTTGTTATTCAAGCGAATAATGAAATAGATAAGCGCACTGATATGTGTACCTACATCATCGAGACGACCGGTATCAACGGTTACAGGAAGGATGGTGTCGAGATATACGAAGTCATGTTTATGAGTATGAAAAAGGATGGTTTCTCGTTTGGCTTCTCTATAGTAGCCTCGTTTGAGGTTCAGAACGGAAAATCCCGTATCATATCTCTTCGTTCACAACCCCTGGGTATTCAGGCACCTGATGATGTATCCGCTTTTACAGAAGGTGCTGCAGGTAAAGAGTTTGTCAAATATGAACTCGTTAAAGAGGCTGCCGTACCTACCAAAAGTGAGTTTGATTCCGCTAAAAATAAGTTAATGTAATTGTATGTTGAGCATCAATGACGTCACTAAGATTGATGATAAAAGAAAACAAATCAGGAAAGAAATATACATGAAAATTTATGAACAATTTTCTACAAAAATTAAACAATCTGTAGAAGTTGGTCATAAACAGATTTTTCTCACCGTTCCAACATTTCTACTTGGATATCCTACGTTTGACAGAAGACTTGCAGCTAAATATGTGGCGAGACAATTCGAACTGGGTGGGTTCAGTGTAAAACTCTTGAGTGATTACGATGTGTATGTTTCATGGATTGTATCTAAAAAGAAAAAAGAAGTAAAGAATGATGATGATGTGGAATTACCTAATCTATTGAATCTAAAAAAGATGGCGAATCAGTACAGGAGAAGTGCGTAGGAAAACATCATTTTAAAAAACCCCTTAATCATAAATGGACAATCTGAACGTTCTCGTAGAAGCGAAGAAGGAGTATCTCGGACAGATGTGTATCATCATGTGCCCACCTATGATTGAAGTTTTTCAGGAGATGTATATTGAATCTATGAAGACCTCTAAGGGTAAACAAGTTCTCATCATGTTTCAAAAGTTGTTGAAAGAGGTTCCTAATTGGTCGAATGCGATGTCGAAGCGTCACGCTGATAACATCACAGACAGGTGTTCTTGGTTTGGTGACCTTTTAGCAGCTGTATTTGTTGCTTGTACAAAGATTCTCTCTGCGGTTCGCCTCAAGGCTGATAACAAGAAGATTTCCCTGAAGCTTCCTACCGAAGAAGTATTTATTCAAACGTGTTACAATAATGCTGCACGTGACATGTACAAAGATCCTTATATTTTTCATGAAGAACAGAGTGAATACGCTCGTGATGAGAATCTCACTATGCGTTTTTCCCTCTCTATCGAAAATACCGTAAAAGAATTGATCCCTGTTCAACAAATCCTCCAAACGTATATGTCACAAGAGACTAGGGATATTTCTTTGGATGGAGAAGTAGAAGACACTGCCGACCCAGACGTTCTCGACGAACATATGGAAGAACCCTTCGGTGAACCCGAGCCCGAGCCCGAACCTGAGCCTATGATGGAACCCGAACCCCTAGATGAAATGAACGGTATGGGCGACCCCCAACCCACCGGGCTTGAAAATGAGTTCAAAACTGTACATGGTGTACACGCACCTGAACCAGTTTCAGAACCAATCGCAGCACCCCCTCCCTCCCCATACCCCCAGGAACAATCTCAACCTCAACCTACAGACGATGACGTATTATTTGGTGATGCACCAGACCATCGTACAAAAAATCCCCGGTATAATTAAATGGAACTCTCAGATCATTTGCGCGACCCAGTGAGTGCCGCCCTAATTGCAGCGGGAATAACCGCCGCTTATATTCACCTCAAAGCATATTTGAATAATGAAGGTAAATTAGAACTCAATAAGTATACCAAACCTGCCGTTCTCAACGCAATACTGGTATTCTTTATTATATCAGGTGGTTTAGCTCAGAAGGAAGCTATCTCTAGTGAACCTTTCTAAACTTAAAGATTAACCAGTAGTATAAGAATATGGCGTCCGTATCTGCGTTTAACGATATGATGAGTCAATTTCTTGTGGAATTGCACAAGACTTTTCCAGATGAAAAAGGCATTAAGAAAATGCTCACCTCTTTTGACATGTTGAAGTCCACCAATCCCCGTCTCGTCGTAAACGGTTTTATGGATGGTGTCACCCCTTACGCGGGAAAAATTTCTGCCAAGGATGAGACTTTTTTACTCGAAGAGGTTGAGAACATAGAGTTTCTCAGGGAACTTGATATTAAGAAGTATTGGGGTAAGATGTCCACAAATACAAAGGCTGCTACCTGGCAGTATCTCCAAACACTGTACATGCTCGGTACGACTATCACTTCTCTCCCAGACGACACTCTTTCACAAATTGAAAAGATTGCAAAGGGTGTCGCAAGCCAGATGCAAGATGGAGACGGTGAAATTGACCAAGACGCTCTCATGAAAATGATGGGTAGTATGCTTGGTGGTCTGCCCAAAAAATAAACCTAACATATACTAAATGAAGGCCTGGTTCGACGATCCTCAGCAGCTCGTGAGGGCTGATCAGGTTAATCAATTCTGGCCAACAAATGAACAAACTCCAGAAGACCGGGTTAATGCCGCTTCCCGATTCATAATTTATGTATGCACCATACTCTATCTCATTCGTCGTGACCCCAGGGTCTTTGTTTTGGGTGCGACTGTCATCGCTGTTATTTACGTTCTTTATAAGTCTAGGATGGTTAAGGAGACGTACGGTGGTTCGGTTGAAGGTGTGAGCTGTCAAATGCCAACACCTGATAATCCCATGGGAAATGTCATGATCACCGACTTTAGTGACGCCCCTAACAGATTAGAGGCGTGCTATTATCCCACCGTTAAACCGTTTGTGAACAGTTACATAAGTGACCGTATTCCATATGATGCAGGTCGTTCTCGTTCACCCATGCCCAAGTATCTTCGCAACGCCATGGAACGTCAGTTTGTTTCAAACCCCGTGACCAAAATCCCAGGGGATCAGACGGCTTTTGCGGAATCTCTTTATGGACGAAAAAATGCTCCCATGTGTAAAAGTGACACCCGCTTCTGTGATCCCAACGCTCGTGGTGTTCAGCTCGAGGCATTTTCCGGATTGAGTTCAGATGGAAATATTGGTCGTGGTTTTGGTGGTGGAAGTGTGCGAGGTGGTGGTGGAACCTATAGTTAGATTAATATTCTTATGTAATAATAAATGGCGTATCAACTTCAACCTGGACTTTCCATTGTTCAAAATACGGGTGCCGTTCCCCCGGTAAAAGCAAACGACGAAATTTTTGTCTACCCCCAGCCCAGTGCTTTAAACTGTGGTGATTGCCGTCCCAATACTATGTTGTACGGTACCGCCCCTTATATGGCGGGTAAGGGCTCCCCAGCGCAGTATATCGAAACAAGTGATCAACTTCGCCCTCAATCTACTTCACGATTTAACAAGCATATAATTCAGACGTATGAGCGTAACCTTTTTCCCCTCTCTAACATGGAGTGTAAGGTTCCCCTCCGTACTCAGAAATATGACCCATCCAGTACCCGCGCCGAACTCCAGAATGGACTGTTTGAGCGAAGGTATCTTAATAAAAATGTTAATAAGAAGTAAGAATGGCTGATCCTATATCGCTCATGGCTGTTGCTGGTCTTGTTTTTGCCGGTAGGAATTTGAGTACCAAGTCCGCACCACCCAAGGTCGACAACGTACCACCAACAATGAAAAATCCTGAAATAGTAGAATCTAATAATTTTGACGCCTCCCCCGAAGTTCAACACAAAATGGAGATGGAAAATTTTGGTGATATCAGCCCCCAACAACGTAGTGGTGGTCAAGAAATTCTGAACATGCGCAATCGAATGTATGATCACGGTCGTATGAATAACTTGTCACCTGTCGAGAAACAGCTCGTCGGGCCGGGTCTAGGTGTTGGTGCTCATGTACCAGCCGTCGGTGGTTTTCAACAGACCTTTCGTGTGAATCCGGTTAATGTTGGTGAATATCGGTTAACCACACTTCCAGGACGCACAGGTCCAGCAGCGGATGTTACTGGTGGTCGCTCTGCGAAGGTTGGTGAGCTTACACATAACAAACCAGAGACCACATCTTTCCTTCCATCAAGGAGACCCACCATGGCTGGTCGGGCGCAGGGGATGTCGGGTGTTGTTCCTCGCAATGAACACGAAAAGACCAAGCGTACCACTAACCGTTCAGAGACTGGTCACCGTGCGGATGGTTTAGGATTCAACGGTGCGAAGCGATTCATATCGGCGGG